GTTTTTTCCATCTTGAAAATAAAACTTTAAAGTACCACCCTCAAAATCATCATTTAAATATAAAAATCCTGCGTACCTACTTCTAGTAAACGCACCGTATGTTCCATCATTTGAGGTATTGTCAGAATGCTTTGGGGCAAATGCTCCTGGTAGCCATCTTTGCATGTGAAAGCTAATTTTAGACATTTTTTCTGTTTCTGTGTTTGCAACAATTCCTGCCGCCTCTTGAAATCTATTCATTGTATCTTCAAACCATGTAGGAGATAGGCCAGCTTCAGCCAAGATGGGGTTATGCGATTCTGGATACGCTGCTGAGTAAGACTCATAAAATGATATTGACTTCCAATATTCGGGGCGCTCTTTCATAAGAAGGTCAAATGTTTTTATTACCCCTTCGCATTCTTCTTTAGAAATAAAGTTTTCATATAAATGAATATCTTCTGTTAATTTAATTGGCTCCATTACATTCCCTCCTGTTGCTGCATCTCTGCTTTTGCTTTTAAGAAATCATCATATTCTAATGGCTCTCCATTAAAAAAGTATTTAGCATTTCTTGGATTGTCATGTTTAACTCTATCGTACTCTGTCTTGCTCCATCGGAATGCGCCAAATTTTAATTGATTTCTTAACCATTCTTCTGTGCCTTTAAATTCATGCATTACAAAGTTTCTTACAAGAAATTTTTCTCCATTAGATATTGTTTTAACGCCATGATAATATGGCTCTGTTGATGGAAATATTAGTATATCTCCAGCAGAGGGCTTGTGATTTGTTAATACATTGTCAACATAAAATTCAATATCTCCGCCATCATAATCATCGTTTATATACATAGTACATGTAATAAAAAATTTTTCTCCTGGCATGTCTTTTTCTGAGGTTATGTGGTCTGTGTGGTATTGCATGGTCATTTTGTTTGAAAGCACATCAACTTGATCAAAATATTTTGAAAACGAACAACCGCTAAAATGCCAATTTTCGGGCAATGCTACTTTTGTTTTTTCAACATAATCTGCTAAGGCTATTTCATATGCTTTTTGAACTTGGTCTGCAAATGATTTTTCTTTAATGTACATTTCTGTTTTTTTTGTTTGCTCGTCAGACTCTGATTCATTTTTTATTTGAGTGTATGTGCCAAAATGTGCCCATTTATCCCATGGCTTTAAAAAATATTTACCCTCAGAAGACAACTCTGATTCTTTCATAACAGCATACAAATCATCAATATTTTCTAAAAGATTTTTATATACGTACACGTTTGGGTAAATCTCTGTACAGTCTAAATTACTCATGGTTGTTTTTCTCCTGTGTGCTTCATTATCGTCCAAAAAAATGGCGAAGTAAATCTATTGCCAGATATTACTGGTCTTACTCCGTGGGTATAATTTCTATCTCCTGGAAAAAAATATGCTGCTCCTGCTTTTGGTTTAAACTCTATTCCGTGTTGTGGAAAATACAATTCTCCACCTTCGTAATCATCGTTAAAATAAAATAGTCCAGCTAAATCATAGTGTGGAAAATCGTTTGCTCTGCCTTGCTCTAGACCCGTATGAAATTCTTTATCTGCATGTGGCTCTTGTCTTGCACCAATTGGCCATCTTACAATTGCTGGGCCTGTTTCTTGTGCTTCAACATTAAAAAATTTGTCTACCTCAATTTTTAATCTTGCAATCATGCTATTAATTAATTCTAGTATGCCTGGGTCTGATTTCATTAATGAATTATATGTACAAACTCGATCCGCCCAAATGTTTGCGTCATATAAAACAAGCCCATCTTCGTCAACTTGTGTTTTAGTAACATCCCAGACTTTATTATTTAAAGCAAAATTAACAAGCCTTTCTCTTTCTTCTTGAGTAAGGAAATTTTCAAGCTCAACAATATTGCTCGAAGAATCCCCAAAAAATCCAGATGGTGTAATTGATACTGGTCTGTTGTTGCGCCAATCGTTTGCTATTTCCATTTTTTACCCCTAATACTACATATTAATTTTACCATAAAATTATTCATTGGTTTTTGTTACCTTTAACTTAATTGATTTAACCTGATGTTTTCCGATTAAGTTTCCAAGATGATCTGTAGCATCCCTGTAAAAATTAGACCATTTTCCCATCATATTAACTCTTTTTGCTTCAGAGTTATATTCGCTTGCATTAAAATTTAATTTTGGCAAAAGCTCTGGGTTTTCAAATATAATTTCAGAATTTTGAATTTCTTCAAGGTTTATTGGAACAATAGAAAATATAGGAGTATTTGCTTTAATCGTTATTTCAACGTTTGCCCTTGTAACCCTTAAAGCGCAAGGAAAAGGCTGTTGAAAAAAAGAGCTACTAATTATTGTTGTAAATGGCTGAATCCCGTCTCTTAAATAATTTGGAACTGGCATCGTCAATAGGCTGGTATCTTCATTTGTTTTAAAAACAATTCCAGTATTAAAGCTTACGGTTGCATTACCTCTGCCAGCAAATGCGTACTTATCTCCAGAAATAATTTTAATATGGTCTGGCGTCGAATCGGATATGCCGTCCCAAATAAAAACTATATCCTCTGGAAAAGATATGCCCCAGCCAAGCTGATTAGTCAAGCTTACGGGGAAACACTTATAGGCATGTGCTTCATCGGTCTCATCCATCCATTCTCTTTTTACTGAGAGCTGCTGTATGTCTGCTGAATTTTTATCTAGCTTATATGCCTTGATCTGTACCATTTTTTACTCTTCTTGCAACCATCTCTCTATATTCATCGTTGTGAGTGTTGTCGTTATAATCAAGCATAGTTACAATGGAATACTTTTTTCCGCTTTTAACTGGGAGGGCAACATGAGAATAAATATAAGTTGAAGGGAAAATATATAGGTCTCCTGCCTGTGGCTTAACTGTAATTCCTAGTTTTGGAAAAGATAATTCCCCTCCTTCGTAGTTATCGTTTGGATAAGCAACAAGAGAAACGGTTGCGCTATAGGAAAATCCGTGATCTGCGTGTTCTTGAAAATGTTGTCCTGGGTCGTAGGATATAAAATTCATAACCTCCCAAAAGCTCATTCTTACACTATGTGCATTGCAATAATCTTCTACTGGGCCCGTGTGTGCTTCTTTTGATATTTTCCAAATTTCATTTATTGCTTGATCATGCGGATTTGTTGAATTAGGTATTGGACCTATTTTTATATCTTGACAATCTCTATAGTCTGGCCTGGTTTCATTGTATCCAACTGTGGCACCGATCCAATTATATCTTCCTTTGCTATTTTCAACTACAGATATCAATTTTTCAATTAAATTCAGGTCTTGGCCAACAGCATTTCTGTAGACCCATAATCCTGGAAAAAGCACTTCTTTGTCTGACCACGTTTGCATAATTGCACTCTTTTCTATTATATATAGTATAACATATCGCCTAGCTGGCGTCTACTATTAAATTAATTTATTAAAATTCTTTTTTGATCTGCTTTACATATTCATACACTTCTAAATCAAGACTATTTAAATCTTTTATTCTTTCTATATGAGATTTTGTAAAATTGATTCCTACGTCATAAGAAGAATTGGCTTTATCTGAGCGTTTAAATGTTGAAAAATTAAAATTATTTTTTAAACTCCTATTCATATCTAATTTAAATAAATCTATTTCTTTTAGCGTGTAGGCTTTAAATTTATCTACATTTAAAATAATATCTTTTAAATCTAGGCTGTATCCCTCTATGAACCATTGATTAAGTATCGCGTCATAGCGTCCGAGACAATTATTAAATTTTTCAATATTCATTTTACCAGTTAAGAATTTAGACTGGGCGTTTGACTGAATTTTTGATTGATCCCCATACAGCCATTCTTCTAGTTTTTCTTCCGCCATCTTCCCCCTCATATTTAGTGGGGTTGTGTAATTAAAATAACTAATAAATCTTTCTACTGGATCCCTTACAATTGTAAAAACTTCTGGGTTATCCATATAATCTAATGGCATTAAGCCAAAATGCCCGCCAACAAATTGGCTTTTTTTAATTTGGCTGGGGTCTATCTTAGTTCTATTTGAAACAAAATGCTCTACCCCATTTAATTTTAAATGGGGTAGTACATTATTTTTTATATAAATTCCAGACGTTCTTGGAATGTGTAAATGGTAAATCGGTATCAACTATATCCCTTAGCGTTGTGTGCTATTATTCCCCCTGCAATGAATACGTCGTTAGGTGCCGCATCGAACTGGTAGACAGTTCTTGGCTCGTCTATGACTGTTGTTGACTCTACAAGGACTTCAACAAAAACGTTGTCTTCATTTCTCATAAAGACTGAGTCACCTGGCTCAAGGATTCCAGTTGTGCTGAAGAAGTACTTGCCTTGCTTCTTGGCAAGGACTGTCTGCTCTAGAGAGAATCTTTGATCTTGGTTTCCATTAATAATCATTGTTACATCTTTAATAGAAGACTTGATTGATTTAATTCTAGTCTTTACAATTGTCATGTTTTCAATAGAATCTGCAACCCATGTAAATGGATCCGTTACAAGTTCGTCTTCCAAGCCATCCCATGTAACAGACCAGATTTCTTCATCTAGTGTTATGTCTTTGGCTTTTTTGAAAGCTATTGAATTATCTGTGCCTACAACCTGAATTAGTGTATCTTCATCAATACACCAGAACCCTGGTGGGGTAAAGAACCCTGGTGGGGAAAAGAACCCTGGTGGGGCAAAGAACCCTGGTGGGGCAAAGAACCCTGGTGGGGCAAAGAATGACGGTGGAGCAAAGAACCCTGGTGGGGCAAAGAATGACGGTGGTGCAAAAAAGCTTGGTGGAGCAAAGAACGCTGGTGGGAAAAACGGTGGAGCAAAGAACGCTGGTGGGAAAAACGGTGGAGAAAAGAAGCTTGGCGCTAATGTTGTAACGGAGTTAGATGCTGCTGAATAAGGTGAGCTTCCACTGGCATTTGTTGCCAAAACTCTGTATGTCTGTGAAGTATTTGCAACTTCTGTAACATCATATAAAAGTGCCCCTGTTGAATATGTTGGACCATCTGACGAGGATATTGTATACCCAGTTATTGCTGATCCTCCATCTGCTGGAGCCGACCATGTAACTCTATCAGTCAGTGCTACCGTTGATGCAGCTGTTGGTGCACCTGGTGTTGCTGGGGCCGTGGTTGGAGTTACTGAGTTTGAGGTTGTTGTTGGGCCATTTCCTACAGCATTAATTGGTGTTATTGTAAATGTATACGCTGTTCCACCACTTAATCCAGGAAAAGTTAATGACGTAGAAGATGTTGTTTGAGTTGTTGTTGCTGGGCTTGAAACTATTGAGTATGATGTGGCTGGGTTGCATATTGCTGGATCGGAAGTTGACCAACTTAATGTTGCAGTTCCGCTTCCAAAGACTCCACCGTTAACTCCAGTAGCTGTAAATCCAGTAACTTGGCAGGGGGCAAGGAAATTGTCTGCTGCCGAAGAAGTAATACCTATTTTTTTATTTGCCATTTTTATCTCCTATTTTTAATATCATTAAGCTGATAGATCTCCGACAAGTACCCAAGTATCTGTCGCTCTCTTAATTAAAGTTGCTGATGACCACTGTGCACGAAGCTTTAGTCCTGGAGTTGCGTTAATTGTAACTCCAGCTGCTGCTGCTACGTCCACTGCTCCTGCTCCTACCCGAAGCAAATCAATTGAAGTACCTACTGGGTATGCAACTGTAGCATTTGTTGGAACTGTCAATGTAGTTGCTGAGGCTGAGTTCATTTCAATCATTGAATCACGTTCTGTAAGTGCTGAAAGTGTATAGCTTGCTGTCTTTTGTGAAATTGTTGTACGTGATGGAACGCCTTCTCTTGTTTGTGTTCCATCTGTAAAGGCTATTCCTGCTGCTGCAACTGTTACTGTTCCAGTAAATGTTGGTGAAGCAATAGGTGCTTTTAGTCCAATACTTGTTGTAAGTGTTGTAGATAGGTTTGCATCATTTCCAAGAGCAGTTGCAATTTCTCCAAGAGTATCAAGAGTTGCTCCTGCGCTATTGACAAGTGCTGCAACTTCTCCACGAACATAAGCAGTTGTTGCTACCTGTGTTGTGTTTGTTGCTGCCGCTGCTGTTGGCGCTGTTGGAACACCAGTAAGTGCTGGTGAAGCAAGTGGTGCCTTTAAGTCAAGTGCTGTCTGTGCAGCTGTTGAAACTGGCTTTGCTGAATCTGCTGTATTGTCAACATTTCCTAGGCCTACGTGAGACTTGGTTACACCAGATACAGTACCTGTAAATGTTGGTGAGGCAATTGGAGCGTATGTTGAGGCTGCAGTTGCTGATGCAAGCTTTAGGTCAAGTGCTGTCTGTGCAGCTGTTGAAACTGGCTTTGCTGAATCTGCTGTATTGTCAACTGATCCTAGTCCAACCATTGACTTTGTAATACCAGATACTGTGCCTGTAAATGTAGGTGAGGCAAGATTTGCTTTTAGATCAAGTGCTGTTTGAGTAGCAGATGAAACTGGCTTTCCAGCATCAGTTGTATTATCAACATTTGCAAGTCCAACCATTGACTTTGTAATTCCAGAAACAGATCCTGTGAATGTTGGTCCATTTAATGGAGCGTATGTAGATGCTACAAATGCAGTAGTTGCAACTTGAGTTGTGCTTGTTCCTGCTGCTGCTGTTGGTGCTGTTGGTGTGCCTGTAAGTGCTGGTGAGGCAAGCGGTGCCTTTAGGTCAAGTGCTGTCTGTGCAGCTGTTGAAATTGGCTTTGCTGAATCTGCTGTGTTATCAACGTTTCCTAGGCCAACCATAGACTTTGTTACACCAATTACAGTACCTGTAAATGTTGGTGAAGCAATTGGAGCATATGTGCCTGCTGCAGTCGCTGATGCAAGCTTTAGGTCAAGTGCTGACTGATTAGCAGCGGCTGCTGTTGAGGCATTTGTATTGATAGTATTAATTTGTGTTTGAATTGCAGAAGTAACTCCGTCTAAATGTTGAATTTCTGAGTTAGAAACATTACCAATTGTAGCGGCAGTTGCATTTAGCCCTCCAACAACAAGATTGTCTTTTGTATATGTGGTAAAGTCTACTACAGTTGTTGGTTCTGGGACTACTCCAGAGAAAAGTACCCATTGATTTTCAGAAGCATCTCTTACTAATCCTGAGTGCTGGTATGTTCCATTATTAAATGCTGCGACAAAGCCTAAATCGAGTGCATTTGACTGATTTCCATCTCCCATGTAAATCATTGGATCGTCAATTGAGACATTTGTTGAGTTTACGGTTGTTGTTGTGCCGTTAACGGTCATGTTTCCAGAAATTGTTATGTCTCCAGTAGTGACTGTAGAAGCTGAAACTGTAGCGGCTTCAACTAAGGGGGTAGTTAATTTAGTTGAGGCATTAATAACAGGATCTAAATAAAGTCCTATTGCGTTATTGGCTGCGTCTTCAATAGATATACCATTTCTTGCAGATATAGATGGGGTTAAGGTTAATGCTCCTGTTGTATCATTGTAAGAAGTATTTAATCCTCTTCCGCCATTAGTCATTGCAGCAACAATATCTTGTACTGGCTCAAGTATTTGTGCCTGTGGAACAAGAGTGTTTTGATCTAGGGATGCGACTCCACCTTGTGCGCCACGATCAGCAACTTCTAAGAAACCATTGTCTACTGTGTTTGAAAGTGTTGTTATTTGTCCAGTAACCCATGATCTATCAGCAATAACTGTTGTGTCTACTCCAACTGTGATTGTGTTTGCTGAATCATCATATGTCTTGCTAATACCAGTTCCTGGTGTAAGTGCTGTATTTACAGCATCCTGTGCAAGCTCTGCAATTCCAGAAGTGTTTGCCTTAAGATCAAGAGCTGTCTGTGTAGCGGTTGAAACTGGCTTGTTGGCATCTGAAGTATTATCAACATTGCCAAGACCAACGTCTGCCTTTACTAATCCTGCTGGAGAAGTAATAGTCTTATTAGTAAGAGTCTGAGTACCAGTTGCTGTTACTACTGTTGAATCAACAGCTATTGTAATTGTATTTGCACCATCATTATAGGTCTTTGTAAGACCTGCGCCCATTGTAAGGGCGGTGTTAATTGCGTCTTGGGAAATTTCACCAATCGCTACATCTGAATTATTTGCATATGAAAGGGCGGTCCATGTAGAGGATCCGTTACCAAACTTAAATAGGTTAGTGTCTGATTCAACGCCTAACTCTCCTGCTGCCAAAATTGGATTTACTGAGGTCCACTGTGCTGCTGTGCCTCTTCTTACTTGAATTCTTACTGTTGACATATTTGCCACC